TTATGCAACACCTAGTATATTATTTTAATATTTTATTTATTTATTTTATTATTTTACTTGTATGTAATATAAATGTATGCTATTAAATATGTATATTTAATTAAGAAAGGAAAACATAATGGAATATAAAGATAAAAACTTACAAGCTTTACTTGATGCATTTAATCCTAATCCGATCGATGCATTCGGTATTGCTAAGCAAGAACTAGATCTTGCTAAAGAAAATTATGAAAAGAAGAGACAAAATCTTCTAGATCAAAAAACTTTTGGTAAACACAAAAGCGAATTATACGAGGCGAATATAATCGAGGTTAAAGAAACAGAACGTCTTGATTATAAAAGCCTTGTTCAAGATCTAGTTAAAAGCGGTAAGATTAGAATTCCTAATTACTATATTAAGAAACATACCACAATCCAATCGGCAACAAAAAGAGTAAATATCAAATTCATAGGAGGTAAATAATATGGAATTTGGAAAATCAATCGTGCTAGTCCTTCTGGGACTAGCATGGCTCATGGGGATTGCTTTAATGCTTTGTGCAATTGTAATCTTCTTCAATACTTTAGGAAGAGGATTTCTTCCAGAAATATTAACCGCACTAATAGTGCTAATAACAATGGGGATCCATTGGGGATTAAGTAAAGAATTCACCGATGCCCTAGGAGAAAGGAGCAATAGAAATGAATAGTTTATTTGATGGATTTACTAATGGCGTGGAGATCCCACGCCATTGGGAAAACGCAACTCACGGAGACGATGCATGCCCATCGTATTATGCAAACGGGTATCAAATCTGGGTTGATCACTGGGATCCTAATCAAAGAGAATTAGGAGCCGATAAGACCAGATTTGCGATCTCATTAAAAGAAGAATATGGTGAACGTCAAAGTTTATTTGTTCAAAGTGACAATTGGGATTTCATCGTGTGGATTGTTGATGGATCTCTTAAAGGTAAAATTTTAAGAGAATTTCAAAAACAATTATGGCAACCACACAAACAAGAGAGATCTTGGAAATAATAATTTACTTGTGTACACTATCATATTATGGTAGTGTACATTATAACATCAACTTAAAGAGGTAAAACAAATGCATATATTTAGACATACAAAATTAAATTCATTATCAAATGGAACTTGTTTACAAGGATATTTAGAATTTAATTTCAAAACATTAGTTCAGTTATTTGGTGAACCAAAAGGAGGAGGATCTGATAAGACAGATCTCTCATGGCTCATCGTGCTGCAAGATGAACGATCTGATGAAGAGAGGATCCACGTTATCACAATTTACGATTGGAAGATTGGAAAAAATTATTGCGGTGATGATGGAATGGACGTTGAGCAAAACACCAATTGGAATGTTGGGTCTCATAGTAAAGCGGGATATCATCTCTTAAATCGTTATATTAAACAGCGATTAATTGAGATCGGCCAAACCGCAATTCAAAAGAGTGCATAAAGGGATCGGGCTGCAAAGCCCGATTTTTTTTTTCATATTGATATAGAGACGCAAAGACGCAAAGACGCAAAGCCCGAGGCCACGGGTCCAGGAATTAATCGGATCTTTATTTTACTTGTGTACTATATAATAATATGATAAAATGATATTAACTTTAATCATTAACAGAGGTAATAAAAATGAAAGTATCAAATACCATGAAGGCATTAGGTCTTCTATCTACTAAATTAGAAAAACCGATTACAGTGAATGTAATTGCGACTTTTGATCATAAAGAACAAGAATTTTTTGATTTAGATTTACCTACAAAAGAAATAGTAGATAATGAAGATTTAATTATTAAGTTTATTATTTTTGCTATGCGAGTAGATCCTAAAGATAGATTAGTAAAATTATCTTTATCTTTTAAAGGTGATCTTGATTTTTTAGATCAATTCCAGGGTATTAAAAATTCTATAAATAATAATGGTAAGTATTATTTTAATGTTGAAATAAACGAGCCTAATAATATTGAAGAAAATATCTTAGAATATCTTAGACAAATTAATAGTTTTTTAAGTTTTAATTTACCCTTAAAAAAAGTTCATGAAACAGCTTTTGAACAAGAAGTGATGAAGGCCATAAGATGAAAGTAGATACAACTAAATTTAATTTAGCTAAAGAAAAAGAAGATAACCAGGAGTTATTAAAAATTATAAAAGAAATTAAAGAATGGTTATCTTCAAACATAGAAGACAATAATCATGAAAATGATTTAGTAGAAGACAATATTAAGCTCTTACAATATATTTTAGAACTAGAACTTTGTAGAGCAAAAAAAAAGAATTACGGAATAGAGGTTAAACCCTATTCTTGTTAAACTCCTGGAGCGGGATCTTTCCCGCTCCTCTTTTTTTAAAAAAAATTTCATACAAGTATAAGGACGCAAAGTCGCAAAGTTTTGGGTCTTGTTTTTTTTTATTATATAAAGACGCAAAGTCGCAAAGTCGCAAACCAAGTATAAAAAATTAAATTAATACTTGTTTATTATACACAAGTAATATATAATATAATTATAACAATTAACGAGGTAAAAAATATGTTATCAAGAACAAGTAAAATGCCTTGTGAATCTATTAGCTTAGACGCAAGGCAATGTAAAACTGGATCCAAGCTAGCAAAAATTCCAGGTTCAGTATGCAATGGATGTTATGCCTTAAAAGGTTTTTATAACATGCCAAGCGTTAAAAATAAAATGGCGGAAAGAATGAACTTTTTTAATTCAATTGATTTTGTCCCGAAAATGATTGAGATATTGGAACAACGCAAGAATAAAAAATTGTTTCGTTGGTTTGATAGCGGTGACGTGCAAAGCGAATTAATGGCCAATAACATCCTGGACGTATGCGAAGCAACACCGCATACAATGCATTGGATCCCTTCAAAAGAGGCGGGAATCTGGAAACAAGTTAAAAAACAACGCAAAATTCCAGGCAATGTAATTTTGAGGATCTCGGCAACGATGATTGACGGAAAACCGAGTAATAGTTTTTCTCATACATCAACTGTTCATATTGATAAACCACAAGGTTTTATTTGTGAAGCATATACAAGAGGCGGTAAATGCGGATCTTGCACCGCTTGTTGGAATACAGAAATTAAAAATATTTCATATCCAAAACATTAGGAGGTAAAAAATGAAAGATATAAAAGAGAGTGTAGCGGTTATTGAGCACGTTATCGAAAGTAAATTTTTAAATCTAAGAGATCTTAATCAAGAGGATGCGGAAGAGTTCAATAAACATTGGGAGGCAATAAATATTGTTCCCAAATTAGAAAAAGATTTTTGTATTAACTCAGAAGATCAAAGAGATAATTATTTATCAATGATTGAAGGGATGCAAGAAGTTATCCTGGATGATCTCGATAAAAATTTATTTGATGATTTAAAATTTAAATCTCTGGCCGTCATTCAATATCTATTAGAAAATATTAAATGTTATCCCTTTGTTTTAAATGTTAACGAAGAGATTTATGAATGGATCCAGGAAGTAAAGATCCAAGTAGAAGAATAGTTTACCTCGGATCCCTGGGCACCTTGCCCGGGGATTTTTTTATTTCTTGAGCTACACTGATACAAGGACGCAGAGTCGCAAAGTCTTCTTGAAACATACTTGTTAGTTTTATATAAGCACGCAGAGTCGCAAAGATATCCTCGAAACTTGTACCTTGATACAGAGCCTTGGTACGCAGACCATCATCCAAGAGGCTCGAACCTTGATCCCCTCCAAACAAATATATATCCTTGGTCTTCGTATGCTTTGCCAAGTAAAAACTAAAGCCTCCTCGAAGACAATATGCAGAATTCCAAGAGATTTGATTAGGACTTATTCTCAAAGTATTGTTTTTTGTTGTTTTTAACTCTAACCAAAACACAAGTCCATCCCAAGCAAAATGACAGTCGGGAACTCCCGAGGGTAGACGAGATTCAATCCTTGTTGAATGACATTTTTTAGGCAGATTTTTCTTGATCAGCTTCCAAAAGTTTGACTCTGGAGTCCCCATCTTTTACCTCTTGATATTCACCTTCGACAAATGCTTGAGGATATTGTTTCTTTAAATTATCTAATCGATCAATAATTTGTTCACGACTTAAATCATCAAGAGCATTGATCTGTTCTCTTCTATCAACAGTTAAACCACCAAGAGCAGATCGTATTTTTTCAGCATTAATTGATGCAGAAAATTGTCCCGCCTCTTCAGCACCTTTTGAAAGTTCAGACAATCTTTTCAATTGACCAATAAGTGTAACACCATATCGTCTTTCTTTTTCTTGTTGTAACTCTTGAATGTATTCTAAAACTTGTGGAAATTTTTTACCACTTAATAAATGACTAGCAATACTGTAACAACTTTTTTCTGCGTAGCCACTCTTCCTAGCACATTCAGCATTACTATAAATGCCTTCAACATAAAATCTTGCAAATTCTTTTTGACGATTTGTTAGTTTTTGGGTTGCGATTTCGTTCATTACAATTCCTTTATATAATAAAAATTACTAAAATGAAAATTAAAAAAACCAGGAAAACCTCGAATCTATTGAAAGAAGTGTCGAAAGTGTCGAAAATTTAAGTAGAAGTGTCGAGAACTATTTGTTGCTATATATACAATACAGAAGACTCTCGACACTCTCGACACTCTCGACACTACTTTTTAGAAAAAAAAATATTTTTTTTAATTGGGTAAAATAACTGTATATATAATTAAAAAAGGTGTTGACTAAGTAAAATGTTTATAATATATAAATAGAATAATATTTAACAACGGGGATAATTATGAAACATACATTTTTTGGACACACATTTGAAAAGGTCACTGACGAAGAGTTAAATGTTCTTCAAGTTGCGTTGGTTCATCTGATTGAAGATTTAGAAGATGCAAGTGACGAGAGCCTATTACCACAATACAGAGTGGCAAAAAAATTATACCTAGATTTAGGTGGAAAGGAGTTTTGGAATGGTAAACGGAACAAATGAAGAAATCTTAAAAGAGATTTTATTTGATAGGTATCTTACTGATCATGAGCATTCATTGTTGGGTGATTTAATTGAGAACCGATTACATCAATTATATAAGAAGAATGTAAAGGATCAAGGAGATACTAGGGAAGAGGAGATGTTAGAGCTCCTAAAATTTAAAATTAGTAAATGGGTGAGGCAATGATAATACTTAATTTATTTAGTGGCATGGGTTGTGATATCATGGCACATAGTCGCACCGATCTTCCACCGATAACAAAAGTTTACCATGCTGATGTTGATAAGTATTCAGTTGCAGTAGACAGATTTCTTCATCCTCAAGTCATTCAACTTGGGGATGTTACCAAGATCAAGGGATCAGATATCGGACATGTAGATTTAATTTTAGGCGGTTCGCCATGCCAAGGTTTTTCATTCAGTGGCAAACAGTTAGCCTTTGATGATCCGAGGTCTAAACTATTCTTTGAGTTTGTAAGAATATTAGAGGAACTTAGGGTTATAAATCCCAAGATACATTTCCTCCTGGAAAATGTAAAAATGAAAAAAGAGTTTCGTGATGTAATTACAAAGTATTTAGATGTTCATCCGATTGAACTTGACTCTGCATTGGACTCTGCACAATCAAGGAAGAGATTGTATTGGGCGAGTTGGGGAGTTATCCCTCAAGTTGATAAAGGCATAATGCTCAAGGATATCTTACAGACGAGGCAAGAGATCGAGGAAACATTTTACTATGGTAAGAAGAGTGTTGATTACATGGGTCGTGGTAATGAGAAGTATGCCGTCAATAAAAGATCGGATCGTTACACACAATCAACTGATACTGACAAGTCTTTTACTGTTACGGCTAACTTTCACAAGGGAGTTCCTTATAACTATTTTAAGGAGGATAGACCACAAGCTGATCTCGTAGGTAAACAAGGCAAGGTTATGTTGAAGGAGAACATTGACAAGGCTAGTTGTTTGTTGGCGAGGGACTATAAAGGTTTTGGCAACCAAGGGCAAACTGGAGTGAGATGTATTCAAGTTGGTCATGCTGAAGAGATCAAGGGTCATGATACAATAAGAAGGGTATACTCTGCTAATGGTAAATCGCCTACACTCACAACAATGCAAGGTGGTAATCGAGAGCCGAAGGTTGCGATTGGTGCATTTCGTGGACGTTATCTTGTAGATGGTAAACGTCAAGACCATAAGATGAAAACAAAAGGTAAGACAACGCAAAGGTTGGAGGTTCGAGGAGATAGTAAATCGAATACACTCACAACTGTTCAGAAGGATAATGTCGTTGTCCAGGATATTCGTTGGAGGGCATTAACTCCGATTGAATGTGAACGTCTGCAAACTGTAGAGGACAATGCGACTTTATTTGGCATTGATGAAAATGGTAAGCAGATAACAATATCAAAGACACAAAGATATAAAATGTTGGGTAATGGTTGGTGCGTTGATACCATAGCTCATATACTAAGATTCTTAGAAGGGAGAATATAATGGATGCAAACTCAAGAATGGTTTTTAAATTAGAAAAGGAACTTTCAGAAGTTAAACAAAAGTTAGTAAATGGATCTAGAAAAAATCAGATTTACTTTTCAATCGAGGAATTGCGGCACATCTTCGATGCCGTAGAGCAACACATATATGCAACTGAGGAACGTATCAAAGACAACCATGCTTTTGATCAGCATAGCGATACACATATATGTGAAAGAAATCTTGGAGAACTAAATGATCTTCGAGTAAAAATCTTAAACAACATCAAAGGAGGTACCAATGCCTAATTGGACAGAAAATACATTAGTTGTACAAGCTACAACCAAGAAAGAAATTGATGACTTTTTAGATGAGGTTATTGTAGACGAGGAGTTTGATTTTAATACAATCATACGAATGCCTCATGAACTTAGTGAAGGACTAGGTTTGGCGGGTTCTTGTCTGCAAGGTGAGGAACTACTCAAATCGACTATGATCTTGAAGGATGGAGTTTATGTTCCAAAAGATATCAAAACTCGTAAGTCCTGGATCAAGAAGTTTGGTGCAGATAATTGGTATCGTTGGAGTTGTGACAATTGGGGAACTAAATGGAATGCTTGTCGTACCAAAATAGAAAGAGCCTACGATGAGGAAGTCACAATTGTTTTTGAAACTGCATGGTGTACACCCTCACCTATAATCAAGAAGCTCAAGGAAACTTTTAAAGATCTAAACATTAGTGGTGGTTGGATTGATGAAGCTTGGGAAGGTGCAGGATCTTTCAGAGATATCTAAAATAGAATCCCTCAAGATGTTAAGAAAGGAAATAACAAACACCTTGAGGGATATCATCAACGAGGTAATTAACTAATAACAGATAAAGAAAGGAGAAGTCAAATGATTTCTACACTAGCTTGTTTAGCAACTGCAATATACTTTGAGGCTAGAGGTGAGCCGACACTTGGGCAGATAGCCGTGGGTCAAGTTATAATGACAAGGGTTTATGATCCCAGATACCCAGATAATGTATGCGATGTTGTGAAGGAGGGATACTATTACTCCTGGAACGCAGAGATACCGATTCCAAATATGTGTCAGTTCAGTTTCTGGTGCGATGGTAAATCAGAAGAGATAGAGGACGCAGAGGCATATCTCTGGGCAGAAGAAATAGCCTGGGCAATCTTGGAAGGTCCACTCAACCTTGTGGATCTTACGGAAGGATCAACGCACTACCACGCACACTATGTAAAACCAATATGGAGTGAGAAGTTCACACAAACAGTTCGTATCAACGATCACATATTCTACAGAAGGGAGATGGAATAATGACAAAATTTAGTGAAGAATTTATGACCAAGGTCAATGATCATTGGAAACAGAATAAAAGCAAACCTCTAGGTAGTAATCTTGGAGGAGTTCATCAAGAATACAAAAGTATAAAAAAGTATGGCCTCGATGAATTGGCTGCAGAGTTTAATCTGACAGAATCACAAGCCAGAAGAATAGTTTATGTAAAGATGAAAGGAAAATAATGAAGAAAATACCAAATCGCAGACCTAGTTTGACAGAAGATGTCGGAATGGGGATCAGTGTAACAGTAAGTTTCCATCCAGAAACGAATGAAGCTGTTGAAGTATTTGTAACGAGCCGTGGAAAAGCATCGGATAACCCAATGCAGGAGGCACTTTACAATCTCGGAGTGCAAGTTTCAAAGATGATACAAGGTAAAAACAAGTCTTGACATTTTGCACACAAATAATTAATAATAACAAATAACTTTTTATATGGAGAATAAAATGCCGAAAGGAAGACCATCAAAAAATGGAAAGGAGTTGCAATTTAAGACAGTTGCTGTCCCCCTGGAAGTTTATGCCAAGATAAATGACATGGCAGACAAGGAACAAAGGAGTATTGCAAGACAACTTGCAGTTATAATTAACAGAGCTCATGAAAAAACTATGAAGGAGGTAGATGATGTTTTATCCAATTAACTTATGGAGGAATGCTCAGTATAAATTTACTGCGTTATACATCGCTGCAATTGTGGTAGCTAACATAGGATTTACTTATTTGCCAATGATACCTCTACCAGGAGGCGAGATGTTGGCACCTATGTCTTTCTTAATAGGATTTGTTTTTGTGATTAGAGATTTTTCACAAAGGGAAATAGGACACAAGGTTCTGGGAGCAATGGCAGTAGGTGGATTGTTAAGTTATTATATGGCCGATCCATTTGTAGCTTATGCAAGTGTCGTAGCTTTCATGATTAGTGAGGCTGTCGATTGGGGAGTTTATACTTTTACAGACAAGCCTTTAAAACAGAGAATCTTATTATCATCTTTAATAGGAACTCCAGTTGATTCTGCTATATTTATGTTAATGCTTGGATTCTTTTCCTGGTACGGACTTATAATTATGTTCGTTAGTAAAATGATAGGAGCATTGATCGTATGGTGGATGCTTGACGATAGTTATGAGTATGAAGTCTTATAGCTTTAAATTTACAGCTAGGTGTCCAGTGGACAATGCATTGGACATCTACGATTGCACAATCACCTCACCTCAAACCATTCCAGTTGAGAAACTTCACGAGCTAATCCATGATTGCTGTTTAGTAAAAAAATTCCAAGAAGAATTAACAGAACAAATTAAGAATGAATGCCATGAAAGATTTAGATCATCAGTTACAGTTGAGATGGTCGGAGTTCATTCAAATGTAAGAGTCGTAAGCAAGGCTTAACATGATTCACTATCATGGAACTCCTTTGACTCCTCGTGAGACATTGTACAGAATGGCAGGCAAACATTTTTGTGTCAGTTATGCAGATAAAAGAGACGGAGATGTTTGTCTTGAGATAGGACAATCAGTTATGTGGGACAACGGAGCATTCACAGCATTTACAAAAGGTAAACCTCTGGATTTAAAAGGGTATCACAATTGGTTGGAAAGTAGAATGGGTCATCCACATTGGGCAATAGTTCCAGATGTTATAGGTGGAACAGAAGATGATAACTATAATATGATAAAGCAATGGCCACATAGAAAAGAATTATCAGCAGTTGTCTGGCACATGGGAGATTCATTTAATTTTCTGCACAAACTTTTAGATTCTGGTTTTTCAAAAATATGTTTTGGATCGAGTGGAGAATATTGGCAGGTCGGTTCTCCAAAATGGGCACAAAGATGCGATGAAGCTTTTAATGAGATAGTTAGGGTTGGTGATGTTCCTTGGATACATATGTTAAGAGGCAATGCCCAGGGAGGAAAGAGATGGCCATTCGCAAGTGCGGACAGTGCATACGTTGCCAGAAGTTATAAAGATACTAAAAGAGATCCAGAGGTTATGGCTCGAAAGATAGATAGAGTTCAAACTCCAGTTACCTGGGACAAGGATCTATCAGCACCAGTTCAAGATTCATTACTGTAAATTACTTTACAAACAATACATTGAATAGGTTCTTTGTCTTTAGGCTTTGGTAGTAGAGCCTTACATATAAAACAAAATATATCTTTCATTTTTTATACTCCTTAAAAAGAACTATATTATCCTTCTTTAATTTTTTCATATATTCCTTTGCAACGTCAAGTCTTAATCCAGATGCCTTGCTTAATTTATTTGCTGCCTCATCGAGAGTAAGACCACCTTTCTTATAGTCTTCAAATATTGTTAGGTATTCAGTTTTAACCATTCTCTTGCCTCTTCTCCTAATACTTTTGCACTTAAATTTATTTTGTTTCGTAATGACTTTACAATCTTCTTATCAATAGTACCTTCAGTAATCAGATCAATATATGTAACAGGATTATGTTGCCCGATTCTATGACATCTGTCTTCTGATTGGATCCGAGTTTCAAGGTTAAAGTCATTAGCATAATAGATAACAGTGTTCGCTGCGGTTAATGTAATACCACGTCCCGCTGTTTGAGGATTACCCACAAAGAATCTAATCGATGACTTTGGATCCTGGAACAACTTAATATTTTCTTGCCTTTCATTATCTGATGTATCTCCAAAGAAAGAAACTGCAACCTTTTTAAATTGATGGCCAAATGTTTTATTAAGTTTCTCTGTTATCTTTACAATATCGTATCTGAATCTTGACCATATAATAATTTTACCAGATGCCTCTTCACAAATTTCTACCAGGGCATCAAGTCTTCTCGTTGGAAAAGTAATTAGATCTCCATCATCACTGCGTAGATGACCAGATAATATCTGTTGTAATCTTAACAGTTGGGTTGCCACCATAGGTGCACTGACCATATCTGTATCGATCATGAGTATTGCCTTCTTTCTTATCTGCTCATACATTTTAAGCTGTTCTGGATTCATGCTTACAGATCTTGAGGTATAAATCTTTTCTGGCAAATCTAAACAATCCTTTTTTAATACTCTGTCGCTGAACTCATCAATCTTTCTGGTCAGTTCTTCTATGTTTCTGTATCCAACTATCTGATTAAAACTGATAGTACCCATATTTTTTCTATTCATAACAGCATAACGAGCCTGGAAAGGATAGTAAGAATCGTAGCCTAACATCTTTTCTCCAAGGAATTCACATTGTGAATACAGATCTAAGGGTGAATTAGCTACGGGACTACCCGTTAATATTCTTTTATACTGAAAATATTTTGACATATTAATAAGGGTCTTGGTTCTTTTGGCCTTATGATTTTTTATTGTAGTTGATTCATCAATAGCAATCATTCCTTTGTCGCCATAACCATTTGACGTTAACCATTCTGCTAATCTCTTCCCTCTAAGACTTGAGAATGCCTCAACATTAACTACAAATATAATTAAATCCTCATAAAAAGGATAATCCCTCCTTTTACTTAGTACATCTTTATCTGCCTTAGATAGTTTTGTTTTCCATACTATCACCCTTTTCTTAATTTCGTCTGGCATATGTGTGGGTATTTCGATCTCTGACCAATTTCGATAGACACCTTTTGGTGCAATCACAACAGCAAAATTAATTTTATCCTTTTTATACAGCATGGCGATGTTATCAATTAGAACTTTTGACTTACCTGTTCCCATCTCCATAAACAAAGCATAGTTCTCTTTGTACCAAGATCTTTCCAGGCACTCCTGCTGATGCTTATATGGTTTAGTTTTAAATTTATACTTGACTTTCATTTCAATACCTCCTATGTATGTATATAGGCACCTATATATTTGTGTCAAGGGAATAATCCCATAACAATCGTTTTAAGAAACCTGAAGAGGAGATACTTATGAAACAAAACGAAATCTTAGATGATGAATTGTTTATCGATAAGGAGGCTTTTGCTGATGTGTCGGATGAAAAAGGCAAGACATTATCGAATTCAATTAAAAGGCTCGGCAATATTATAGATGAGATTGATGCTGCCGAGAAACATTTGAAGGCACTCAAGACCGAAAAGCGAAGACTTGAGTTTGAAGCTATACCCGAAGTGATGGATGAGATGGGTGTAGAGAGAGTTGATGTCGGTGATGCAACTGTATCACTAAAATCTTTTGTCTCTGCAAGCATTCCGATTGATCGAAGGGAAGAAGCTTTCAACTGGTTAAGAGAAAGAAACCTTGATGATATTATTAAGAATGATGTGATCATCTCGTTTGGACGTGGACAAGATAATATTGCTGGAGATCTTATGGTAGATCTTGAGCGAAGAGGTCTACATCCAGAAAGTAAAACTCATATCCATAGTATGACATTAAAAAGTTTTATTAGGGAAAGAGTTGAGAAGGGTTTGGATACAAACCTAGATTTATTTGGTGCTTTTGTAGCACGAACTGCTGAAATAAAACCAAAGAGGAGGAAATAAAAGTGGCAGATGTAACTAAAAAATCAAATACAAATGTGTCTAATATATTAGATGACATACTTGAAACCGCAGGTGAAGGTGTAGATTATGAAACATCCGAACTGCAAATACCTTTCATACGAGTTATCCAAGCTTTGTCACCGCAAATTAAAAAGAGTGACGCTGCTTTCATAAAAGGAGCAGAGCAAGGTGATTTGTTCAACACTGTAACAGGTGAAGTTTGGAAAGGTGAAGAAGGTATTAATGTTATTCCTTGTTACCAGGAGACAAAGCATTTGGAATTTACACCAAGAGATCAAGGCGGTGGCTTTGTCGGTGAACTTCCTGCAGGTGATCCAAATATTTTAAAGACCACGAGACAAGGTGCGAAGGAGACATTACCGAGTGGCAATGAGTTAGTTAAATCGGATCAGCATTACTGTATGGTTTTAAACAAGGATGGAAGTGCTCAACCTGCTATTGTAGATATGAAGTCTACCCAACTGAAAATAAGTAGACGTTGGAAAACTCAGATAGCCATGCAAAAAATACCAGATAAGAATGGTGTGATGAGAACTCCCGCTTTGTTTGCAACTATATGGAATCTTAAAACAGTTGAAGAAAGCAATGACATGGGGACTTGGTACAACTACACAATTGAAAAAGTTGATTTGGTTAAAGATAAAAATTTATTTATCGATGCTAAGAACTTTAGATCTTCAGTTGAGAGTGGTGCTGCAAAGGCCGTTCCAGAAGAAGTAGTTACAGAGAGTGACGAAGCACCCTTCTAATGTCTCTGGCTAAACAATTCATGGCAGTGTTCGAGGGATCGAGCACTGCTCATGGTCAAACTAAATTAGGAACTCAACGCAGAGATGGTAAAACTGAGGCCAAAAGTTTCATTGTAAAAGAACTTTTAAGTGAAAGCCTAGTAGAAAATCATTTCAATGGATCCTTGGGTGTAGGTGCAATACCTATAAACAATGATAACAAGTGCAAGTTTGGTGCTATTGATATTGATGAGTATCCTATTGATCATGCAGAAATTTTAAAGAAAATTAAAAAGTTTAAGCTACCGATTATTTTATGTAGATCAAAGTCGGGAGGAGCTCATCTATTTCTCTTCATGAAAGATTGGGTTCCTGCCGTAGACTTGCGTGAGTATCTGACAGAAATTGCTGCAGGGTTAGGGCACTCTGGTTCAGAGATATTTCCAAAGCAAGATCAGATCCTATCAGAAAGAGGTGACGTTGGTAACTTTATCAACCTCCCATACTTTGAAGTTAAGAGAACAATGCGGTATGCAATGGATGACAACGCTAAAGAACTATCAGTTGAAGAGTTCCTAGCTAAAGTAGAAAAGAGTAAAACCACTCTTGATAAATTAGAAAAGATTAATTTTGGTTCAAAAAAGAATAGTTTCTCTGATGCTCCACCATGTGTCCAGGGGTTTCTAAACAGAGGAGTGCCACAAGGTGCGAGGAACACAGTTCTATTTAATGTATGCACATACTGTAAAAAGAAGAGTCCAGACTCCTGGCATACGATGTTTGATGAGATCAATCAAAAGTATTCGTCTCCTCCTCTGCCTTCTACAGAAGTTGTTGCAATACAGAAACAGCATGAGAAAAAAGATTATCAATATCAATGTGCTGTTGAACCATTGAAGAGTCACTGTAACAAAACAGCTTGTAAAAAAAGAAAGTATGGTGTTGGTAATAGTAAGTCAGTTCCTATTTTAGGAGGTCTTACAATACTTCTTTCAGAGCCTCGATTATATTTTCTAGATGTCAACGGCCAGAGGTTGGAGATATCAACCAAGCAATTACAGATGCCTATGCTATTCCAGGAGGCATGTATGGAGCAGTTAAATTATATGCCTGCCATGCACAAGAAAGAGGATTGGCATGATGAAGTTAATGCTCTTATGTCCCAGGCAACTGTCATAGAGGTTGATGAACTTCTAACATACAGAGGACAGTTCAAAGAGTTACTGGAAATATATTGTACAAGTAGGATTAGGGCACGAGCACCAGAGGAGATGGTGTTAGGTAAGCCGTGGACAGAAAATGATCTTACTTATTTTACCATGAAAGGTTTACAGGAGTTTTTAAGAACAAGGGGGTTTAATCATTTTACCAGAGGTCAGATACAGGAACGTCTAAAAGAATTAAACGGAGGTCAAAACTGTAATGGAAAATATAGTTTAAAAGATGATGACTCTGGTAAGTGGTCAGAGATTCGAGTCTGGTGGATACCAGAATTTGATGACGAGGAAATTGAACTAACAGTTAATAAAAAGGAGGATGATGATGTCCCATTTTAACTTTAAGGAAGATGAACTTTTGAAGCTGTCGGATATTAAGAATAAACTTAGTGTATCCTACAGCACTCTATACAGATGGATTGAGGAAGGATCTTTTCCCAAACCTCTTGTATTTGGCAAAGGTGAAAAGAACGCAACAACACGTTACGTTAGAAAAGAAGTTGAAGATTGGTTGGCTAATAGACCAAGAGAAAAATAATGATAAAAGAAACATTAATATTTGGGCCACCAGGTTGTGGCAAGACTTATACTTTGATTGATATTGTGCGTAAGCATCTTGATAAGAATGGCAAACCAGAAAGGATTGGTTTCGTTTCATTCTCTAAAAAGTCCGTGACAGAGGCAAGAGATAGGATATCTAAGGACTTAACTCCTAAACAGATACCCTGGTTTAGAACCTTGCACTCGATAGGCTATCAGTGGCTTGGTATGAAAGATGAGAACATGATGACAAAGTATGACTTTAATAAGTTAGGTCAGAACTTGGGTATAACTTTTGATAACAACACGGCCACTTCAATGAATGATGGCTTGATCACAAGTTCTTTTAACAAAGGCAATAAATATCTTGAGGTAATTGGTCGAGCTACAATGCGTAAGATAAGTCTGGAACAACAGTTTAATGATGTAAAAGATTATGGTTTAAATTATTCTTATCTTAAAAAAATAAATGAAACGTACCAGGATTACAAACAGGAACATAACAAGTATGACTTTACAGATATGATTGATTTGTTTGTAAAGGGTGGGAGTTCTCCAGAGTTGGAACTTTTGATTGTTGATGAAGCACAAGATCTTACACCACTACAGTGGGATCAGGTGAAGCTGATGAAGAATCATTCTCAAGAAGTCTGGTATGCAGGTGACGATGATCAATGTATTCATCGATGGAATGGTGTTGAGGTTGGCAACTTCATACATGCATGTCCTGACAGAACAGTGCTTGGTCAAAGTTATAGAGTCCCTTCAAAAGTTCATGCACTTGCAAATAAAATATCTAAAAAGATCGAGGTTCGGCAGCCGAAGGATTGGGAGCCTACAGATAAGGAAGGTAATATAGAATATCATATGGATTGGAGAGAACCAAACATAGATGAAGGTTCCTGGACAATCATGGCAAGAACAAATCGCCTTGTATCTGGTATAGCAGAATCCTTACGGGAGGATGGATATCTATTTAATCGATATGGTGTTCCGAGTATAGATGAAAACATTTTAAACAACATGTCCCTCTGGAATCAGTTGATACAAGATGAACCTATACCAATTACAGATGTTAGAAACTTATACAAAATGATGCCGAAGAGAGGTGAGAAAGCAATGGTTAAATGGGGATCAAGCAAACAGTTTGATTTTCTAGATGATGATCTGTTCTTTACTTACGATCAACTTGTTAAAGACTATGGTTTACTTGCATCTAAGGACATGGATGTTTATAATGTTTTAAACGTTTCTCGGGACGATAAAGCCTACATGAAAAGTTTAGAGTTAAGAGGTGAGATGTTTGAGAAACCAAGAATAAACGTATCAACCATTCATGCAATGAAGGGTGGGGAGGATGATAATATAATACTGTTGACAGAATCTTACCCTACTGCAACCACTGATGAAAAACTGTTTGATGATGAGCATCGTGTGTTCTATACGGGAGTTACAAGGACACGTCATAACTTACATATCATCGATACACCCTCTAAATTTAAGTATGAACTATGATTAGTGGAGAAATAGAAAACGCAAACTCAAGAGTTATAAGTCTTGGTGCAGGTGTACAAAGCTCTGTTATGGCCTTGATGGCTGCCAAGGGAGAACTAACACCTATGCCAGAGGCTGCTATTTTTGCAGATACACAATGGGAACCAAAGGATGTATACGAACATCTTGATTGGCTGGAAAAGCAGTTACCATTTCCCGTATACAGAGTATCAGAAGGTAACATAAAAGATCATGCCTTAGCTGGTAAAAACAAAAGAGGGACTAATTTTGTAACAATGCCTTTCTTTACAAAGCATGGTATTGGAAGACGACAATGCACAAACGACTATAAGTTAGAACCAATTCGTAAAAAGATTCGAGATGTAATGGGTTTGAAACCGAGACAAAGAGCAAAGGATCTTATATGTGAGTCATGGATTGGTATCAGTTTAGACGAGATGCAAAGAATCAAAGAGTCAAGAGATTATTATATTAAGCATCGGTGGCCTTTGATTGAAAAGAGAATGAACAGAAGGGATTGTCTTAGATGGTTTGAGACACATTACCCAGGAAGAAAGTTAGCTAAGTCTGCGTGTATAGGATGTCCATACCATAGTAATGATTTGTGGAGAGACATGCGAAAGAATGATCCAGAGAGTTTTCAAGAGGCTATAGACTTCGACAAGAAGATACGAAAAGCAAATCAAAAAGATTTAGATCAATATGTTCATCAGACACTTAAACCTTTAGACGAAGTTGACTTTGATACGTTAGAGGACAAGGGACAACTTTCTTTTCTCGATGAATGTGATGGGATGTGCGGAGTATGAAAAGAGAACAGATATTAGACAAAGCAAAGACATTAATTAGTGGTGATAGGGCAAAGGATTATGGTGATGCTTACCTTAACCATAAAAGAATAGCAGAGTTATGGAGTCCTATACTGAATAAAGATATTACAGTTGAGCAGGTGTATACATGCATGATCGCTGTTAAGTTATCTAGATTGATTGAAACACCAGACCACGAAGACTCATGGGTTGATATATGTGGCTACGCTGCTCTAGGAGGAGAGAAGAATGAAAAGGCAGAATAGCACAATAAGTTTTATAGAACGCATAGAAATGGATCTCATGGAGATTGAATGGTTTCCTCCTTCCATGTTCCCAGATCTAAGAGATTGTAAATACATAGCCATAGATTTAGAGACATGCGATCCTAATCTTACAACACTCGGTCCAGGGTGGGTAAGGAATGATGGATTTATTGTAGGCATAGCTGTAGCTGCAGGAGATTTCTCTGGGTATTATCCTATCAAACATAAAGGCGGTGGTAATCTACCTTTTGATAAAGTTATGTCCTGGATCAAGGAGCAGATGGATACACCTAATGTAGCAAAGGTCATGCACAATGCCACCTATGATCTTGGTTGGTTACATTGGGCAGGGGTCAAGGTTCAAGGTAAGATAATCGATACCATGATAGCTGCACCCTT